AGGTGTATTATTTTGAGATGTATAGGCTGATATAACCCGTGAATTGGGACATAATAATGGACCTGTGTTAACATTAACATTTTGTAAATTCCTTGTATTCGCATTTGTATAGGAATCAGATTGTGTTGCAAAAGTAGAACCTCTTTGTCTACCTATTCCCCTGGCTAATCTAGAATATAATTGTTTACTAGACATATTTATATTATTATTTTTATACTGAAATATTACAGCTTTTCTTTTTTCACTTAAATTATATCCATTTGATGTAGGTTGTTCATTTGCTCCTATTCCGTCTATATCAGGACAAGATGTAGTAGCTCTAGTCCAAACTCTCGGAGGATCTGGTCCTGGACCTGTATCACATCCATCACTTCCTTCAAATTCTAAATTAAAACTTATTGTACCAGTATTAGATGTTGTATTATAAAAATTATCTGTAGTATTTTGATTCGTTACTGTAAATTGAAACGATGCTGTTCCATAATAAGGCGAACCTGACCAATATACATCTACAATATTACTACATAAATCTAATACATATGGAACAGAAATAATTTTAGTACCATTGTACTTTAAATAAAGATTTTGCGATATATCAACTTCTTCATTCTCTAAATTTTTATAAGTAATAAAACTTGTTATCGTAATTAAATAATCTGTTACATTGTTGTCTAGAGTAAATGGTATTTGTATAGGAATATTTTGCCCATTTGTTATAATTATATCCGAGCTCATTTATATTAACATTTTATTATTTTAATTTTATAGTATATGTTTTATTTTCTGCTACAGGTGGATATTGATATTCTGGTATATTTATTGTTACTGTAGCTATGTTAGATGTAGCTGTATATCTATTGTTAACATTAGTATAAGCTATATACCATGTAAAAGAATCGTTTCCAGCATAATTGTTATTGGCAGTATATAGAATTGGCAAACCTGATTGTGATTCAGAATTTCCTGATAATTGTGTTGTAATAAATGGGAGGGTGGAGGAGGTTATAACACTTCCATTATAAGTCAATTTTCCATTTGATACATTGCTCTTTATATAATAAGAAAATGTATATCCTGTTCCATTATTAGTTAAATATGTATATTCTGTATTTAAATATATATTTCCACTTCCATTTTCTATTACTTGTACTCCAGTATCTTCCAAATAAGGAATAAGATATACTCCTACTGTGGCTGTATTAGATGTTGCTCCTGAAGGATCCTGTATATTAAATGTAAATCCATAGTCTTTATCTAAATCAGCTAATGTATTATCAATTACTCCTACATTATTTTTTTCATAGCCTCCCGTTTCACTTAAATTCACCTCGGGTAATGTAAAAGGATAATATGTAATTAATTCTTTTGTTAGAGTAGCATAGGAAATATCTGGACTATATGATTGTAATATAAAAGAAAGGTCACTTAAACTTCTATTCACAGCACTATATGGTAATTCAACAGGAGTTCCTTTGGAAATATCAGTTATATTATAATAAGAAACTAAAGATACATCATATGATATAGCAGTTGGAGAAACATTAACATATTGAATTGAAATGGTATTGGTTGCTGTATTTGATAGTAAACTTTCACTATCCGTTGCATACCAAGTAAATGAGTCTGATCCATAATAATATTTATTACCTTGATAGTATAATTCAAAATTATAAGTGTTAGCAGCTGTCATTTGCCCAATAGTTACACCTCCTTGAGTAACCCAGTTAAAAGAACTATCACTATTGGACTTATAATATAAATTACCATTTAAAGGTACTGTTTTTATAATCATGTTTAATGGATAATAACCACTTTCATCATTTGCAGATAAATCTATATAAGCTTGTGAAGTACTATTATTTGTTCCTGTATTTTCTGAACAATCTATTAACATATCTGATACCTGAGTAGGAGCTTTAATATTAATATTAAGTGTAATATTTCCTGTATTTCCATTACTATCTGTAACATCTTTATTAAAAATATCTTGAATGTTGAATGTAAAACTATCAGAACCTAATGTAGTTCCAGCTATATATGAAATATCATAAATAATCGGAGAAGTAGAAGGAAAGGGATAGTAAGTTTGTGGGGTTCGGAACTGGGCGGTTCCAAGGGACGGTAGGGTAATACTATTTGCGGATAATTGTACTTGATTATAATTAGAACCTGCACTACTAATTCCTTGAGACATAGATACTTGGAAAGGAATAGATAAAGTTTCCCCAGCCAAAACAGTATAAGTTTGTAAAGAAGAATCAAATGTAGGAGTAGTATATGGAGTAATATTAAAACTTATATTACCACTATTATAACTGTTTCCCAAGGGATTAGTTACAATATAAGATGTATCATAAGAATTTAAGGTGTTATAATATGCAGTAGGAAGGATATAAGAAAAGTTTCCTACATAATTTGTATTATCTTGATTAAATAATGCTGTATATGTTAAAGGACTAATATTAATATCTGGATTAAAAGAATATTCAAGATTATTTGGGTATGTACCGTTTAAGGCTGCAACTGTGCTTGTTATACTAAAACTTACATCTCTATTAGGATATGAGTTAATTGTAGTATTGATAGAAACTGATGGTATGCCATTTACTATATTCATAGTAAGAGTTGAATATTTTGTATACCCACTACTATCAGTAACATTTTGATTAAAAGTATCTATGTAAAAAAATGAAACGCTATCTGTGTTCGGAATCGTGTAAGCAGTATATGATATATATGGTACATTAACGGTCTTAGAACTAATAACTGCTTGGGGGAAAGAAGGAACAGTTAATGTACCATAAGTCCCTTGGGTTTGTATATTCCCTGATAATTCTACTTGTTTATAGTTAGTTGAGCCAATAGTACTAGCAGTAGTAATATTTGAATCAACAATCACATTTACCGATATATCTATTGTTTGACCAGTATAAAGATAATAGCTAGTTATATTATTTGGAAAAGAAATAGAAGGTTGATTATAAGGTTCAATAGTAAACTGAATATTATTGCTACCAGCTCCACTATCAGAATTAGAAACATCATAAGTAGCTGTATTACGAGTAGTGGACATAATTCGTGTAGTAAAATTAATTGATAGGTCAGAGTTATAAAATTCTGCTGTACCACTGCTTGGTGAATATGAACCCCCTCCAACAATATCATATATTTGCCAATTATAGGTTATCCCATTGACGGAAGATAAAACTGGTAAATCAAAGCTACTAACTCTATTTGGATAAATAGTATTTGAATAAGAATTACATTTTGGAGTTGGATCAATAACTTGGTAATAAAAATAAACTGTTTTTGATACGCCTTGGTTTGATATACCACTATAGTTAAAATTAACTGGGGTTATTGATGTAGAAACATTCCAACCTAAATAAAAGTTATTACTACTATTGGTAGTTGCATTTTCTAAAGTAAGATTGTAGGTAGTTTGATTACTATTATTACTTTCCCATCCTAAATTCATATTTACTAATGTAGTCCCTGTAGAGGGTGAAATAGTTGAAGGAGTAGTACCTTCATATTGATTAAGTATTGTCTTAACTGTTTGGTTAATTAAAGGATACTCTGCGGCATTATCCCAAATATTAGTTGTATTATAAGAATTATCTTGAGTAATTGTAAAAGATATTTCCAAATTATCTCCATAATTTATATGATACGGATTATTTGAGGAAGTATTCGGGGGGGAAATATTAGTAATTGTGGGAGCAGCGTATTGTCCATAAATAATTGGCACCTTTATATCAAATGCTCCTGTTACATTATCTACCGTGCATGTGACTAATATATAGGTGTTTGACCCAGAGCCAATTTTTCCTGATGTTACAATTGCTAAGTCAAATTGAAATGTAGATGAATCATTGCCACTTTCTGTTATATTAGTACTGGAAATAGCACCATTATTATTATTTTTTAGAGAAGTAACATAAGTAGTACCACCATCCCAATATTTTGTTGGTGGAAAACCAGAAGGGGGTGATAAATTATCATAGCTAAAGGAAAGATAATAATCAGTTCCATACATGTAATAAGGATAAATTGTAGCAGCACTCACATCTATTGTTGGGTTACCCATTATTATTATATATAATATGAATAATTATAAATATAAATATTATACTAAAGTTATGGATTATAAGAATCTCTATTACCTGCAAAGAACCATCTTAAAGAGAGATATCGGGGTTTACTTTCAGTCAAAGTTGAACCAGTCATTTGCATATTAGGACCAGCATCTACAATTCTTTGAATTTGTGCTGTTCCTAAGCCATAATTATAATATCTTAAATCTGATAAATATCCTGAAAATCCTCCATTCATAGCTACATACACATCACCAAAGTTTTGTCTTGGAACACCTTTCATAATTAATCTTTTAGCTAATTTACCATTAATATATACATCAAGTTGATGATTTTCGACTCTAATTTGAACACAAATCCATTTATTAATTGGGATATCATCAATAACTAGTTTTTCAGTTATATTATTAAAAGTATTCATAACAACTACCAATGCATTGGTATTAGGGGCTATATATAATCCAGGGGCATTGTTAGGGAAATTCATGCCAATAGGAGGATTAGTATAATTAATATTATCATTACCTTTGTGGAAAACATGTCTAAATTGCCCTTGTTGATAAACTAAATCATCAATAAACATCCATACAGAGTAAGTAAATTCTATTCCTTCATTACGATTATCAGACCTTAATAAAGTAACAGATCCCTTAGTGTTTGGATCTTGGGGAATTATTTGCATAGTTTTAGCATCCACCATTCCGCTAAATAAATAAGGTGAACCATTAAAAGAAAAAACCCAAGCTAAAAATTGAGAAGCAAATCTAACAGCAATGACAAAAACAACAACTACTAATAATAAAAATGCAACTTTAGCTACTAAACTATTAGATTCTAAGAATTCTTTAGAACCTGATACTGTACTATCTGTTTTAAATGAATCAAATGCTCCGGCACCGGAAGAAATATTTCCTGTATCTGACATATCTATATATTATACATAAGAAATTTAGATATGAAATTAAATTGTAAAGCTTCCTTGTTCTTCACCATCCTTTAAATAGGAAACTTGGATTTCATATGGGAATCCACCAATTCCTGACCCACCATAACCTGCTCTATAAATGTTATAAGCTTGTTGAGGATTGACTGCATCTCCATAATAATGAACATTTGAAGTATATCCTGAAAAACCACCGAGAGGAGTAATATATACAGGTGCGTTATTAGCAATCTTCGCTACACCTGGTAATACACAAGTTCTAACTAGTTTTCCATCAATATATACATCTAAAGTTCTTCCATATAAACTTACAATAAGATTAACCCACCTTTGAATAGGAACATTAGCCACATTACAAGTATGAGTAGATCCTGAATTAGATTGAGCAGAAGGATAGACAGTAGTTTCAATTTTAACATTATTCTCAATTGCTCCTAAAACTATGGATGGAGAAGGTTTTAAATCAGCATCCAATCTTCCTAAAATTATTTTAGGTTCACCATATCTATAACTCCAGTCATCAATATAAAACCAGACACTATAGGCAAAATTAGATGCATTAGATTGTTCTAAATCCTCTGCAGAAATTTTAGTTACTTTTTTTGCATCAGTAAGACCAGATAGTTTGGAAGAATCCCCCATTAACCATCTAACAATTACAATGATCAATAAAATTACAACAACACCAATTATAATGTTTTTGACAGCCATGCTAATATATTATACATTTAGAAATTTTCTAAAATATTGGTGGATTTAAATTTTTTACCGAATTATATAACCAACTAATTTTACCCCTTGACAAACTATCTCTAAAATATCTTACATTACAAATTCCCCCCATTATACCTTCATTCGTTCCTGATGTTATTACTGTATTTTTATTATAAGGGACTACTCCTGGTGTTGATGAAACTAACTCATTATTTATAAATATGTCTAATGTAGATCCATCATAGTTAATAACTACATGATTCCATCTTTGCATTTTAAAATCTCTTGTTTCATACAAGATCTTCTCGTTACTTCCTTGTGTCTTTAACATTATTTTTAATTTATTTTTTAATACATTAAATAATATATTTGGTTTATCCCCAATGTTTAATAAAGATGTATATTCTGTATAACTAGAATTGGTTTCAGGGGGAAAAGAATCAATAAAAAACCATGATGATACAGCATAATTGTATGAAAATTCTTTATCTCCTGTATTTATATTTTTTCTATAATTTACTTCTTGAAATGTGCCTAAATTTTCTTGTGAATTTAAATTAATAGCATCACCTAATAATAAGGAAGAATTATAGGAAATAAGTTTTTCAATCAACCAAGGTAAAATAAAATATAACGCAATTAGTAATATTTCCCCTATTAATAATAATACAATTGGTTGGGTGGTAATAGAATATTGATATTTAATATAGTCAATAAAATCCAATAACAAACATGGAAAGTAGAATATTATTTTTTTAAACAACGAACCCCAACTAGGTTTTGCATCTTTAGGCTCACCCTTATCATACCCAAAAAATTTCAATAAAATAGCTACAATTCCTATAAAAATAAATAAATTAATTACCAGAAATACATATTTACTCCAATCATTAAAATAGGAGGTAAAATTAAAAATTATCAATGACAAAAAAATAATAAATCCTATTAATCCAATTGTTGTAAATACTTTTCCAAAAAAACTTAATGTGCCTCCTTCTTTTTCATTCTCAAATAATTTTTTCCTTTTTGCATAGAAAGAAAATGTTAGTAATATTAAAAATCCACCAAATAAAGCTAAAAATATTGCTCCTCCTCCATTACTTTCATTTATCCAATCCAACGGATTTTTTAAAAATAAATAACCAATCAATATAGTGTATATTATAAAACCTAAAATAAACATGGTTGCCATCGGAAAAGTTCTTATTCCTCCTATTACAAAAAATTTAAATAGGTCTAATAAAAAGCTAAAAAAATATCCTACTTTCTCTAAAGTAGTAGTTCCAGTCTTATTATGTGAAGGTTCTGGTAAACCTGTCTTTTTCGATATTTGCTCAGACATACTTTCTTGTTTTGGGACTTTTACTGTGCTCATTAATAAATCGTTAGAAATAAATTAAAGGTTTTCCATCGCTGTTTTTCTACCATGACAATCCCTACACATTGCTACTAAATTATCCACATGGTTTGACCCTCCATATTCCAATCTTATTTTATGATCTACTTCAAACCAAGCTGGTAATTGTTTTTGACAACCACCGCATTTCCATCCTTGCTGAGCAGCTACAAATTTTTTCTTAGTTTCACTTACACATCTCTTAGTTCCTTTTTTCCCAGATTCCATAATTCTATTAACTTGTTGTTGTTCTGGTGATCCTGGCATAAAAGAAGTTTGATTTGTAAAATCCGTAAAGGGTGTAAAAACATCTAGTGGAGATTTTGCAGACGGCATTGATCGAATAATATTAGTGGCCTGTTGAACGATGGTCTGGGATTCAGTTGGGTTTTTTTTTAAAAATAAATATATACTTAACCCAGCAAAAGCAAATCCCGCCATTTTAAAATATTTCTGGGAACCTTGTATAAATTTCATATAATTTCCATCATAATAAGTATTTGCTATAAAAAAACCTGTTATTGCTAAAATAAGTAATTCTAATTTCATATAATATTTATAAAGGTTATTTTTTATAAATATTTCGTTTAAGTTACTTCTGTAACGACTTCTTGGATATCTACTTCTTTCTTATTTTTTTTATTATATCGACTTTTACTAGTTCTACTTCTTCTAGAAGATGTGCTTTTCATTTCCTCAACTCCTACAGGTGATCTTCGTGTTTTACTTAAGGAATATTTTATTTTGGTAAAAGAAAATTTATTGTCTTGATTTATCAATTCATTTAATTCATTTATATAAGATATAATCTTATTTATGTCATACTTTTCAGCCCCATTCGAATATATAGTTTCGACTAACATACTTCTTACTCTATTCAAAAATATTTTTTTCATTTCTTCCGACAATTTTATATGTTCTAATTGTAAATTGAAAAATGTATAATAAGTAGTCATTAATCCAAAAACATCGGAATTATATAGATAGCACTGCAAAAAATAACCATCTAAATCAAATTCATATTTATCATTTGTAAATTTCATTAAAATATCTGTTATGTAATTGGATAAATAATATAAATAATATCCATACTCTATTAAATCATTTCTTTTTACTTCTGATAAATAGGTTTCTTCACTAATCGATGGAGAGAAAATAATATTAAATAAAGCAACATTGTCATCATAATATCCATAATATCGCGCTAATTTAATTAAATATTCATTAATAACATAATTTCTAACATTTGTGCTATTAAATAATATAATCCCATCCTTAACCCTTTGTAAAAATATATCATAATTTAATTTAAAATCATTAGATATTATCATTGATGAAAAGGGAGTATTGTATTGAAGTGGTCTATTTAATATTTCCTTTGGTATTTTTTTATTATATACAACCCCCGATAATCCCCAATCAATTATTCTAGCTTCTAATTGCTTATTAATCATAATATTTGTATCTTTTAAATCATTATGTATTACTCCCTTTTCATTCATTGGCCTAACTGCATTTTTTAATAATTCAATAATAACTTTATTTAAAATAAATATCTTTTCCTTTGTTATTTCTTTTTCTCCCATTAACCAGTCTTTTAAATCCATCCCTGCATCTGGCATATTTAAAATCGTTAAATTAGATAATTTACTATTTACATTCTTAGAATTGACATTAAATCTAGTTAATGCATAACATTTTTCATCGAAATTTTTAAGATCATCATCAGTTAATTTATCTGGTATGCAAAGATCCGTTTCAAGCAAATAATATTTTTCATAGTTTTTAATCGATTTTAATCTATCTTTTATTTTTTTTATTTCGCTTATTTCTTCCTTACCATATTTCTCTATTGACATTTTACTTACCCCATTTGTCCTTTTTTTACTGTTTTTACATTTTAACGCTGGTTTAAATATACATCCAAAACCACCCGAGGTTAATGCTTCCCCTCCTAATTTACTTCTTTTTGCATTTTTTTTTGTCTTGGATTTTTTATAAGTCATTTATATTCTCAAGAGAATTATTTTTTATACAAATAATACCCTCCTCCTAAAAGACTAAGTATTATTGCTACAAACATTAATTTCTTTCTATATTTTATTTGCTCTCTCAATCTAATTTCTTTCGGTTTATATAATTCATAATATTCATCTAATGATTCTGTTAAAGTTTTTTCATCTTTATTTATGGATAAATTAATTTTATTATGAATAAAATGAACCCACTTTAAAAATGAATCTTTACCGTCTAAATAAGGCGATACCGGATATTTATCTAATAATTCACTAAATTTATTACCTATTGGTGGATGAGGTATAAACAAAGGAATATTTGAAATTAAATCATAATATTTTTTCTTAGTTGTTTCATTTGCTTTTAAAGGATAATTAATTGCCAAAGTCATTAAAAAAAACCAATAATGCGGTCCCCAAACATTCGGATCAAAGAGTTTTTCTGTCATTAAATTTAAACAATATAAAAAGATAATTAAATAAACATATAACGATATCATGAGTCAAAAATCATATAATTTTTGTAATAATTGCGGAAAAAACGGACATATTTTCAAAATTGTAAACATCCTATTACTAGTATTGGTTTAATATGTTTCCGAATGCATGAAAATAATATCGAATATTTAATGATTAAAAGGAAACATAGCCTTGGGTTTGTTGAATTTATGAGAGGTAAATACCCTGTGTCTAATTACGAATATTTAATTAATATATTTAATGAAATGTCTAACGAAGAAAAAGAGAAAATAAAAAATTCTGATTTCGAAGAATTATGGAATTATTTATGGGGAAACCAAGTAGGAATTCAATATCGGGGGGAAGAAAAAACCTCACGAGAAAAATATGATCTATTAAAAAATGGAATTTCGGGTAAATTTGAATTCAATTTAGAAACATTATTAGAAAAATGCGAATATAATTGGATTGATACAGAATGGGGATTCCCAAAAGGAAGAAGAAATTATCAAGAAAAAGATTTAAACTGTGCTTTAAGGGAATTTGAAGAAGAAACTGGCTATGTAAGAAATAATATACAATTAATTCAAAATATTTCCCCCTACGAAGAAATATTTACTGGATCCAACATGAAATCCTATAAACATAAATATTTTTTAGGATATATTGATTCTAATATTAAAACTACTAATTCTTTCCAAGAAACAGAAGTAGGTGATATGATGTGGTTAGGTTATAATGAATGCTTGAATAAAATAAGACCATATAATTTAGAAAAAATAAATATTTTAAATAAGATAAATAATGTTTTAATCAAATATAGATTATATTAACAATATATAAGTATTATGGAAAAACCCAGAAAAACAAAGAAGTTAAAATTAGTTCCCGAGAAGCTAACTGAAGAAAATATGGAACAGGTTTTTAAACAAAATTTTGAAAAAATAAATTTATTATTGGATGATTCTAATTATAACTCTTTCTTAAATGAAAAAGAAATATTGAATTCTAAAAATATAAGTCAGCAAGAATCTAAATATGATAATTTATATCCATCTTTAGATGACCCCATGTTAAATATCAAAATTGCTGAAAAAAAAGAATTTAACGACAACAAATATGATGGTAAAATTTATGATATTGAAGAACAAGCTAAAAAATTATGTGAGGCAGATTTCGATTTAGTCCCACATCAAATTTTTGTTAAAAACTTTTTAAGTTTCCAAACTCCATACAACAGTTTATTATTATACCATGGTTTAGGAACTGGAAAAACTTGCAGTGCTATAAGCGTTGCGGAAGAAATGAGAACCTATTTAAACCAATTAGGTATTTCACAAAGAATTATTGTTGTTGCCTCTCCTAATGTGCAAGAAAATTTTAAATTACAATTATTTGATGAAAGAAAGTTAAAATTAGTGGATGGTTTATGGAACTTACGAGCATGCACAGGTAATAAATATTTAAAAGAAATAAATCCTATGAATATGAAAGGTTTATCAAAAGAAAAAGTTATTAAACAAGTCAAAAGAATCATTAATAATTCTTATTTATTTTTAGGATATACCGAGTTTGCTAATTATATACTTAAAATATCTTATTCTGAGGATGACAATAAAAATGTTATGATTTCCAAATTAAAAAAAAATTTTAATAATCGATTAATTATTATTGATGAAGTTCATAATATAAGAATTAGTGATGAAAAAAGTGATAAACGAGTGGCAAATGAATTATTTAAATTAGTGAAATATGTTGATAACTTACGATTATTATTTTTGTCTGCCACTCCCATGTATAACAGTTATAAAGAAATTATTTGGCTTTTAAATATAATGAATTTAAATGATAGACGCTCACAAATAGATGTAAAAGAT